TCTTATTTCGATAGTTGTAGGAGCAGGTGCGGCATGGTTCGGACTATATGCAGGTACAGCTAAAGATAAGATTAATGGAAACGGAAAATAGTTCTTGACTTATTCCTCTAACTTTAGTATAATATAAGTTATGAAAAAGTTTAAAGACATTAAAAAAATCAAGCCAACCAAGAAACCCTGTAAGATGTGTGGAAACACAGATAATGCAGATAATCTTTGTGGCGTATATAAGTGCTGGAAGTAAGTAGATGAATTTATTTTACTTAGACGAGGATCTCGATAAGGCAGCAGAGTATCATGTTGACAAGCATATTGTTAAGATGCCACTCGAAGCTGCCCAGATTCTTTGCACAACAATTTGGATAGACGAATATCTAGGGTATGTTCCTCGTGCACTCAATGCAGACGAGCGCGAAGTTCTCAACAAGGTTAAAGCCGAAATTAAGCATTTACCACTTGAGGAGCGTCCCTACCCCTACCTCCCAATGATGTATAATCATCCTTGCACTATCTGGGCAAGAGAGTCATTGGACAACCATGAGTGGGTTCATTGTTATGCTAACGCATTGAATGATGAGTACCACTATCGTTATGGCAAGTTCCATAAATCTATAGAACAAGTAGTAAACAAACTACCTGACCCAATACATTTAGAGAGAGTAGGTTTTACTAAGTTCGGTTTGGCTATGCCAGAAGATCTTAGAGATTACGATAATCCGATACAAAGCTATCGAGATTATTACCATTTAGACAAGGCAACCTTCGCCAGTTGGAAATACAGAGACAAACCACATTGGTGGAACGAAGACTATGCCGATTATGAAAAGAGGATAACTCGTGTATAACCCAAAACAAGTACCGAAGTACAAATTCAACGAGGACTTAATATTGTCCCGACTAGAACAGTATGTAAATAATACATATAATCAACACTATGCTACTACAGGCAAGCAAACGACAGAGATCGTATTTGAGCATGGTCATGGAGATGGATTTTGTATAGGTAATATTATCAAATACGCACAGCGTTTTGGAAAGAAAGAAGGCAGGAACGAACAAGACTTATATAAAGTTATACACTATGCACTGATCCTTTTAGGGAAAATGCACGAGGAGACTCTGGAAGATTTGAATGAATACAATTTGGAGTTAAATGATGGCAGTTAGAAAGAAACGAGAAGAAAAACTTTCAGAAACAAATATTAATAAAGTAATAGAATTACTTGCTGCTGAAAAGCCTATTACAAAGAAAGAGGCGTGTGAAATACTAAATATAGCATATAACACAACTCGACTTAGCAAAATCATTGCAGACCACAATGAAACAGTAGACCACCGACTTAGAAGAAAAGCACAGAATAAAGGCAAAGGTGTAACAGAATTAGAGAAAAAATCAATAGTTAAGTACTATTTAGAAGGCTCAAATATATCTGACATTGCTAAGGCATTGTATCGCTCACCTGCATTTATCAAAGCAGTAATAGAACGAATGGGAGTACCACAAAAACTACCAGAAACCGACTATGAAGGCATACGAAATGCTATGATACCCGAAACTTGTGTATCAGAAGAATTTAAAGAAGGTGAGCGGGTATGGTCGGCTCAAGGCAACTGTATTGCAGTTGTAAAACGAGAGTTAACAAAGTCCCATAACTTTGATAAATATGGTAGCAAGTGCTATCTATTATGGGAAATAGAAATGGCAGAGTGTGAATCGCCATACTTCGGGTTTATGAAAGACGCAGGGCATAATGCTCCACGACTAGCGTATAACATTGGAAGTTTAAGACACTTACAGGAATATTTATGAAATACTACATAGCTTTTTATATAGCAGCTTGGATTCTATCATTAGCAAAACTATATTATCCCTCTATACGATTTTTAAAATCTATAGAGTCCGATAGTGTACTTGTAAGACAAGAGAAAATAGGATGGGCAGTAGCCATAGTAGGCTTTGGAATAGCAACACCGCTTACATTTCCAGTTGCTTTATCTGATAAGTTATCAAGAGTATTCATAGTTGCATTTTGCGACAAAGCCTTAGGATAAACACATGGCATATAGTAAAGAAGTAGTAGAACGATTTGAAGGAGTTTTAAACTCTCCTAAGCAATTCTCAGTAGGAAGATATAATCCTAATGATCCAGATGTGGCAACAGGAATGCAAGGCGCTCCTGCATGTGGAGATGTAATGAAACTTCAGTTACGAATTGATCCGATAACAGACATTATAAAAAGTGTAAAGTTTAAAACCTATGGATGTGGTAGTGCAATAGCTTCCTCCTCTTTATTTGTAGATATGCTAACAGGTAGCACAATAGAAGAGGCAAAGCTAATTAAAGACAAAGATATTGCAGAAGCATTAAACCTTCCGCCAATTAAACTACATTGCTCAGTACTAGCAGAAGGAAGTATAAGAGCAGCGATTGAAGACTGGGAGCAAAAGAAAAAAGAATGTTAGACTTTTTATTTGCAGTACCTGTCTTACTTGCTGAGTTCTTATTCAATCTAGGCGCATGGGCAGCAATATTTTATTATGGTTTCATCTTTAGTAAGGATACTTGGTATAAATACAAAGATGGATACTATGATGATTATTTCAAATCATAGAGGAGAATAATGAGTTATTTATTAAAAGCACTTATCGCCAAGTTACAAGGCGAAGTAGAAGTGGCAAAAGCAAATATAATGGTGTATACCAGAAACCCAGCAGGTATCGGAGAACATCCAGGTATAGTTGAAGCTATCGAAACTGAGATAGAGAAAATTGCAAATGCAGAAGAAAAGATAGAAACCATACAAAAGCATTTTTCAAGATAGGAAACCCCTATAGATACCAAAAAATACTTCTTGACAATTGGTTTCAAATTCATTATAATATATTTATATTAAAAAAAGGATATACATGAGTGATAGATTTTATACCCAGCAATACGACCGAACAGGTTGGAAGCCCGTATGGAACAACACATGGATCCAAACTAAACACAGGAGAAAAAACATGGCTTGGACAGACGAATCTAAAGCACAGGCAGTAGAAATGTATAAGGAACAGGAACCAACACCTGAAACTAGCATGGAAGTTGTAAAAGAAATTGCAGACGAACTTGGTGAATCACCAAATGGAGTTCGTATGATATTAACCAAGGCAGGCGTTTATGTAAGAAAAACTCCAGCAGCTAAGTCCTCAAATGCGGGCGGCGGCGGCGGACGGGTATCAGTAGCTGATGCTCAAGAGAGTCTTTCAAGTGCATTATCAGACGCAGGTCAAGAAGTTGACCCAGCTATCATCAGTAAACTAACTGGTAAAGCTGCAGTATACTTCAAAAATATTGTAGACGCATTAAATAATTAAGTAGTTGTAAACTTAGTTTAGCCGAGGCATTGCAAAATGTCTTGGCTTTTTGCATTCTTTTTATATAACCTCGACAATTCAGCAATTCAAAATATTTTTTGTTAGACTAAATTGGAGAAACAATGAAAAAAGAAGAGCTTAAAAAAAGACTCGATGACGCAGGGGATTCTATAATCACTTATAGAAGTCAGAATTCACGAAAATTAAAGTACAATGTTTGCACTAATGATTTTTCTACAGAATATATTCAACAGAAAAGAAATAGAGCAAAAGAAGGACAACACACAGTTTTACTATTTTGTTGGGATACAGATTCTTACAGGATACTTGTGCCTGAAAATGTAACAAGTGTTGTACCTCTTAACCGAGTGATTAAGAATGATTGACCTTGATTCCCCCACACCCTACGAAAAAATTATACAACAAACGGAAGATGAACAGATACGATTAGTTGTAAATGAATTCCGTGGAACAGAGTATATATCTTTACGAAAGTATTATCTTAGCTTCGATGAAGAGTGGCTACCTACAAGAAATGGAATCACTATGAAAGTTGACTTCAATAATACTAGAAATCTCTTTGAAGGTCTAGTGGATATTCTTTCTCTAGCAGAAAGCAAGTCTGTTTTAGAGGAACAATTTAAAGAACAACTAGATCAAATATACCTCCCGTAAAATAATTCTTGACAATACCTTATAAATTTAGTATAATATACTTATGAAAAATTTAGAAGCACTAATAAATCGAGCAAGAATTGCTTATTATAATGGTAAACCTCTTATGTCAGACGAACTGTATGACAGAATGGAGAATCAACTTGGTACATTGAATGATGTTGTGGGAGCAAAACAAGACCCACGCTCAGTAAGATGGACTCACGCCTTTCCAATGTATTCATTGCAAAAAGCATATACAATGGAAGATAGACCAGACTACGGTCAAGAACCTGTAGTAGTCACCCCCAAACTAGACGGAGCTGCAGTTGCTCTACAATATATCTATGGCACATTATCTTGTGCCTTAACTCGAGGAGACGGAAAAGAAGGTGTCGACATTACAGAAAAGATGCGACAACTTGTTCCTCGACACTTAATACCCTGTCAGGGCAAACACATAATACAAATTACTGGAGAAGTAGTCGCAGATAAAAACATAGAAAACTCAAGAAACTATGCAGCGGGTGCACTCAACTTAAAAAATATTGACGAGTTCAAAGAACGAGCAGGAAGTATGGAATTTATTGCCTATAGTATACAGCCTTATCCCACAAATGATTATATAGAAGATATGAACTTCTTAAATCACTGTGGTTTTGAGACTGCAATTGATAGTAATTATTCTATGTTTCCCCAAGACGGAGATGTATGGAGAGTTATAGATAACAGAGTTTTTGAAAAGCTAGGTTATACTTCCCATCATCCACGAGGAGCATTTGCCAAGAAAACAAGACCAGCAGGAGTAGTAACAAAACTACTTGATGTTGTATGGCAGGTTGGCAAGTCTGGAAATGTATCTCCAGTAGCAGTTCTAGAACCTATTAATATTAATGGTGCAACAGTAAGTAGAGCAACTCTACATAATATAGCAATTATTGAAGGTCTTGGACTTGAGATAGGTTGTTCTGTTGAGGTAATAAGAGCAGGGGAAATTATACCCCAAGTTATAGCGAGAGTAGATTAATGAGTTTAACAGTAGAAATATTTGGTAAGGACAACTGTCCTTTTTGCGACAAAGCTAAAGCATTAGCAGAGAGACGAGGAGACACCTATACTTATAAAAGGTTAGGAGAACATTTTGAAATGGGTTTTATAGCAACGGAGTTTCCTGATGCAAGGACTTTTCCACAGATTAAAGTAAATGGAAATTATTGCGGCGGGTACTCAGAGTACGAAACATTAGTAGGAAAACTAACATGAGCAATAGAAAAGACGAATACCACCAGTACTCACGTGCGGGCAGGTCTGTAACAGTATTTAAATACCTTGATGATAATGTTTGGGGTTGCGAGTACTATGAAAATCAATTAGTTGATGGCGAACATACAAAAGTATTAATAGCAGAGGAAAGATACGAAGGACATAATGAACACTGGGCAGAAGATTGTGCAGATAACTATGTATTCGGAATTAAAAACTTTGAAGAAAATCAAACAGATGTCAAAAGAGTTTAAAAAAGAAGAAGCCATATGTAAACTCCTAGAGATACCCTTAAAGTGTCCTCATTGTGGAGAAGTGCTAAAAAGAAATGACAGAGAACAGTAAGCGATGGCAGGATAACTCAGATGGCTGGGTTAAAACTATGCACGAATCAAGAGAAAGAAAAGAACAAGCAAAGCTAGAATGTAACCATAGTATAGAAACTTGGTGCGAGCTTTGCCAATATGACGAGAACGGAGACAAGTATGAATTCTAGTGAAAAATTTCCAATTCAAACCAGCATCAACTTTGAAGCAAGGGATGCTACGCCTGAAGAAATTCAGCAGTGGATTGACGAACAAGATTCTTACGAACAAGTAGTACACAATGTATTAACTACAGTAATTCTTGGTGGGATATTTCAAGCATTTACATTTGGTATGATGATACTAGCTTTTTATATTATAGATGTAGGATTACAAAACGCATGAAAAGAGGTTGGGTTATATTAAAACAC